AAAAAGGCGCTGTGCCTCCTCTTCGGAGACCTCGCAGATACCGCCGCGGTCGATGGGAATGGGGTGCTTCGAGCCATCCGGCCTGTAGCCGTATGTGCCGCAGATGATCTCAATTTTCATCATAGCAGTCTCCTTTCCGCGCCGGGTCAGGACACAACTTCGGCCGCGTAGATGTACGGGCAGTAGTTGTGAGGAGCAGCCAGCGGACGCGCGCCCAGACGCAGCTTGCGGATGTCCGCCTCCTGGTTCAGAGAGAACTTCGGAACGCGGGTCGCCGCATGGGACGCGAACTCGGTGGAGCCGTAGTCGATCTGGGTGATCTGGCCATACATCAGATGGCCGCAGCCGGGGGCGGTGACCATGGCGGAGGTGGCGGGGAAATACTTCTGCTCCGCGCCGCTGTCGTCGATGTAGGTTTCGTCTACGGAGATCAGGTTCAGCTTGAAGCCGCCGAAATTAAGCGTACCCATATAGACCACGCCATCGTAGCGGCTGAGTTCCTGGTCGATGGTACCGATGATGATGCCGCTGTTGCGGTCGAGCAGCTTCTGCACCTTCTCCATGTCGAGGATCGCGTCGGCTGCGTCAGAGCCGAGCACCAGGTCAACCGCGCGCAGGCCGCGCTTGGACAGCTTGCGGCACATGGCCTTCACATCGCCGAAGAAGTCGCCGCCCGTGGCGTTCCACTTGGTGGCCACGGTATAGGTGTGGTCGCTGGCGTCATCGAAGAACTTGACATACAGCTTCTCACCCTCGGTCTTGTCGTCGATGTAGGTCTGCATGGTGCAGGCGTTGTTGATCATGGTCTGCGCGCACATCCACTCCTCGCGGCGCACGATGCGGCGGTCCATGTCGGTCAGGTCACCCAGCTGCAGACGGGCCGCGCGCTGGGCGGGGGTGCTGTTGGCGTAGATGGCCTCGCCGAAGCCGCGCTTGCGCAGCTCGTCCAGCGTCAGCAGGCGGGACGGAGCGATGAAAGCGGGCTGATACTCGTGGATCTCGTAGCCGCGGCGATCCATGGGGATATCGCCGGCGCGGGCGGAGACGAACGCGGCCATCTTGCGGTCGCCCTTGCGGTACTCAGTCAGCACCTTGTCGCAGGCGAAGATGTCGCCCTCCCCGGTGGGAAAGTAGCGGTCGCGGAAAAAGGTCTGCTGAGGAACGATCTCCTCGGCGATCGCCATCAGCACATAGGTATCGAAGAAATTCAGTTCAGCCATTGTTGATTCCCTCCTTAGTTGGCAGCGGCGGCAGCCTTGAAGACGATGCCGCGCATACGCAGGTTGTCCTTATCGCTCTCGGTGATGGTGTAGCTGGCCGAGACCGTCACCTTGCCGATGTCGAAGCAGCCGGCGGTGTAGACTGCCACCTTCTCGTCGGCGACGGTGCCGACGTCGATGTCGTCGCACAGGATGCAGTCGGGGGTCAGGGTCTCGTTTTCCTTGGCCGTGCTGCCGAGAACGACCAGCTTGCCGTCGCCGGCCGTGCCGGAGGACTTGGCAAGAATGGTGCCGCGCTTGAGCGTGGCCGCAGCGGACAGCTTGCGGATAACGCCGCCGCGCACTTCGGGTGCGGGCTTGGTGTCGGTGATCAGACCGTCAAAGGTCATCTCGCCGAGCTTTTCACTCAGATTGATCATGTTCTTAGCCCTCCTTCTTCTTGCCCAGCAGGTCAGCGACCATGCTCCGGGCGTTGGTCATGCGTGCCTCGGGGGTGTCGTTCTTCTCGCCGTCTTCGCCCTCAGGCGTTTCGACTGCGGGGGCAGGAGCGGCAGGAACGCCCTCGGCGCCGGATTCCTCGCTGTCGTCCTTCAGATCGGTCAGAAACTTCTTGCCCTGCTTGGCGGCGTTCTTGGCCGCTGCCATCAGCAGGTCGGCAGCAGAGCAGGGCTTGTCGCCGTACTTGGCCTGCTGCACGTCCGTCGCGTCGAGCAGACCGGAGATCTCGTCGATCTCCTGCATACGCGCACGCTCGGCCTTGATCGCGGTGTTGACCGCCTCAGTGTGATCGACGGAAGCACGGGCGTCGGCCTCCACCTGGGCGATCTCGTCCGGGTACTTCGCCCGGAGCTCTTCCTTAGTCATGGAAATTCCTCCTTCATCGCCGGTGACTTCCGGCTTGTTTTTATCTGTCTCAACCGGGGCGGAGGCCTCGGGTGTGACCGTGGGAATGTTGTCCGGCGCAAACATGCCGGGGGCAAGGTGCATCTGCCTCCCGTTCACGAACAGGCTGCGCCCGTCCGCGCTGGCGGCGATGCTGGTCGGCTCCGCGTCCTCGATCAATTCGTCCGCAAAGCCCTTGTCGATGGCCTCGCGGCCTGTCATATAGGTCGTGTCCGCCATCATGTGGGAGATCACCGTGGCTGACAGCCCGGTCTTGCGCGTGTAGACCTCCATCTGCATCTTGTCCCACGCTTCCTGCTGGGTGGCCTGTTCCCGCAGCTCGTCAGCGTTGTAGCCGCCCCACAGGAAGGTCCAGCATTTGTGGATCATGACGAGGCTGGAGGGATTGACCTTGACCGTATCGCAGGCGCACATGATAAGACTGCCGCCGCTCATGGCCACGCCGTCCACGATGCAGGTAAGCTTCGTGCCGTTCCGCGCCAGCTCCCGCAGGCGGTTGTGGATCATGTTGGATGCTCCGGCGTCGCCGCCGTAGCTGTTCATGCGGATAGTGATGGACGTGCAGCCGGAGATCTGCTTGAGGTCCTCCAAAAACTCGGAGAGCAGGATGTACTGCCCCTCGACGGGCTCGCCCCACCAGTTCGTGGGCTGCTCCTCGTAGATGTCTCCATACATGGTGATCTCGGCATCACTGCCGTCCACCGTGGCCATCGTATAGACCTTTTTCGAGATGCTGACGGCGGGAGACTTTCGCCCAGCTCTCTTTGCCGGAACACTCATGCGCATTACCTCTTTTCTTTCCAGATATCGCTTGACGGAATGTAGGGACTGTTCAGCCACTCGCGGATTCCCGCGCGGCAGTTCTCGTTGCAGCGGCGCTCCATGTTCTTCGGGCAATAGGCGCAGTAGTCGCTTGCGTAGTTCCAGATGGCGAGCGCCATGCTCCGCACATTCAGGCTCTGCAGATGCTCGAAGTTAGTCTTCATCGCCGTCACCTTCTTTCGGCGATGCCGATACAACGGTGACCTTGTTGCCTCCTGCCTGTGTCAGCAGCTCGTTTTCACGCTGCAGCTGCTCCACGTTCTCCTCCCAGTCGCCGCCGCTCATTTCGCGGCTGACCTGCTCGTGGGTCTTGATGGCATTGTCGATCAGCATGAGGGCGGCTTCTGCCTCCTTCTTGGGGTCAAGGCTGCCCTGCACGGGGCCGATCCAGCGCGCGCCGCACCATGCCTCCCGCACAAGGGGGTCCGTGAAGAAGCCGGGGGCGTTGATGCGCCCCAGAGCGACCGCTTCGGCCAGGAACATCTCATAGACCGGCTGGCAGAAGTCGTCCACAAACCACTTCCGGCGCATTTTGAATGCTTCCCACGCCTCCAACAGCGCGCCTCGGCTTGCGGAATAGGAGCTGTTGAACTCCTTGATCAGCACATCGTAAGGCAGCTCCAAGGCAGCGCCGACCAGCTTGCACAGCGTCTTGACAAAGGTCTCAAAGCCAGCGGTGGGGATGTTCGGATTGCCGAAGTTGACCTTTTCCCCGGGGGCGAGGTGCGTCACCGTACCCGGTCCCATCTCGTACTCGTTGTCATCATCGGAGATGTTGTTCGCCATCGGTCCGCCGTCCGCGTTGACCTCGGCGGGGACGCCGGCAATATCTCCTGCGCCGACCTCGTTGAAGGGTGTATCGGAGGGGTCGGTCTCCGTTTCGATCCATGCAGTGAAGAAGCTCTGCACCAGCGCCGCCATCAGCTCGGACTCCGTATAGCGCCGAAGCTGGAGCAGCGGCTCGATGACCTGCGCCAGATAGGGAACGCCGCGGTACTGGTCCGGGCGCTCACTGTCCATGATGTGGAGAATGTTCGGCAGGCCGGTCTTGGCGCCGTAGGCCTCAACACGCTGCCACTTCTGCGGCTCGCTGGTGATCTGGTGCGGGTAGGTGTTGCTGATGTGATAGGCGACCACGCGGCCGTTGCCATCCACCTCCACGCCGTCGTAGACCTTGTGGCCTGCGCCGGGCTTTCCCTCGGGGATCTTGCCCTCCACGAAGCCGCCGATGGTGACACCGCCGCCATATTCGCTTGGCGTGCAGGCGCGGTCCGCCTCCACGATGTGCAGCCGCAGGGTATAGGGGTTTAGCGGTGTTGCCGGGTATCGCTTGACCAGCGCGAACACGTCGCCGCTGAGCAGCCACGACTTCAAGGCGAGCTGCTGCAAACTCTCAAAGTTGTTCAGGCCCAGCGCGTCGCAGTTCTGCTTTTTCCCTGCCCACAGCCGGAATTCCATCTCCGCCGCGTGCTGCCACTTCTTCGCCGCCTCCGGGGAGATGCCCAGCACCTCGCGGTCCACGGACGCTTTGAGCGTCAGCCCCGTCCCGATGACCTTGGTGCGGTTGGTATTGATCGCCGCCGTAGCCACCGGCGCGGCCATGTAGAGCATTCGCGCCCTCTGCCGCAGGGTGGCGTTGTTGCGGTTGATGTCCTCATTGGGAGCGCCGCTGTCCGGAACAAATCCCTTGAGCGCCCGCCGCGTCAAGCTGGCCCCGGCTTCGCTGTACCCCTTCGCCTTCGGCGCGGCTGCGCGGCGGCGGTCTTTCTTGTTGCTCAATGCTTATCGCCTCCCGTTTTCGGAATAAAAAACAGGCCGCCCGGCGGCGAAAGGAGCAAACTCCGCCAGGCTGCCTGTGCAAAAAGCCCTTTCGGGCGCTTTGCCGGTATCATTTTCGTGACCTCACGAAAAAGGTCACCAGTCGCGTGGAACGATGCCGAAAGCCTTTCTCGGCTTGCGGCCGTTCAGCTCCGCTAAAAGCTCATCGACCTTCTTCTCCGCGTCCTCGATCTCGTCCTTCAGGTCGGGCAGGTCGAAGCGCGTCAGCTCGCGGTCGTCGATGACATAGCTTTTTACGCCGCCATCCACAAGAGCCAGATATGCGGCGCGCAGCTTTGAGAGGGCGCTCTGCCAGAAGTCCAGCCGCGCCCGCAGTTCAACTTTATCCATATCGGACACCTCACCAATCGTCGTAGTATTTCTTCCTGCTCCTGCGCTTCGGCCTCTGCTTGGCGGCGGGAGGCGGCATGACAGGCGTTGCAACAGGGGCAGGAGCGCGTTCGCCGCCCGCCTCCTTTAGCCGCCTGTCTATCTCGTCCAGGTTCTTAGGAAGCGCCTTGAACGCCGCCAGCGCGTAGTTGCGGCAGTCCAGCGCCTCGTTGCGCTCGTGGCCGGGGATCTTCTTCCACTGCCACGGCTGCTTTTTGTTGGGGTCGTAGACCTTGACCTCGGAGAGCAGCCCTGTGAAGTAGCCGGAGCCGTAGTCATCCCGCTTGGGGAAGTGACAATATTTCGCGCCCGGCGTCTGTACGCGCAGGTTGTCCATGATGACCTCCTTGCCGGAGTCAACGCCGATCTGGTACTGCCAGCAGGTGCCGACCGCCGTCTGCTTGATGATGATCTTCTGCTTTTTCGGCGGCGCGGTGTATGGCTTATCACTGCCGGGCATGCCCTTGATGCAGAACACCTTTTTGCCCAGCCGCGCCCGGCACTGCATACGGACCTCCTGCGTGAAGTGTCCGCCCTCGTCCACAAAGGACATTGACATTTTCAGCCCCACGCCGTTCTCAAAGCGCAGAACGCGATCAAATACCAGCTCGTCCAGCTGCGCCCATACGGCATCGTCGTCGGGTCGTCCCATGACGATGCCCTTCTCGATGCCCCAGGTCTCACCAAAGTGGCCATGGCCGACGATCTCGTATTCCATGCGGTCGTCCTGGGTATCGACACCGGCCGTCAGAACAAGCACGCCCTCCGGCAGCTCAGCCGGGTATTCCTCCCGGCGCGCCATCAGACTGTCCTCGTCCTCCAGGTCTCCGCGATCCTCCCACAGCTCGCCGAAGCAGGTGTTGTAGACGACCTGCATCTTGCGGGTACTGCCGATGGCGTTCAGGTATTTCAGAATGATGGATTCCCAGCTCGCCCACTGGCTGACAAATGCGTTCAGCCAGAACGAGCGCGTGCCCTGCCCATAGGCGGCGGGGTTGTCCGCCTCCCATCTTGCCGGGGCGCGCTTCATTTCCGCCTCGGTGGAGATGCAGCCGCAGCCGGGGCAGGCATAGCAGACGCTGCGGACCTTGTAGGTCTTTTTCCCCGCGACGATGATCTCGTCGTGCTCAAAGCGGATGTCCGCCCATTGGATCTCGTGATACTCGCCGCAATGAGGGCAGCGGGATTTCCACCGCTCCATCGTGCCTGTTGCGTAGGCAGCTTCAATGGCGCTGGCGTTTTTGACGGTGGGCGTGGACACCTCGCCGCTTTTCGCGTTGTAGAATGTCGTCTGCCGCGCCATCGCCAGATCCCACGGGTCGCCCTCGTTACCGGCGGACAGCGCCCAGCGGTCGCGCTCGTCACCCAGCACATAGCGGATGGGCTTTGACGCCAGAGCGTGGGCCTCGGTGGAGCCGCACATCGTGAGGATGCCTCCGGGGTAGGTCTTTTGCAGAATGGTGTTGCCGCTGTCGCGGCTCTTGGGGTCGCTGACCTTCTTTCGCAGCGTGGGGCAGTCGCGGATCATCGGCGCGATGCGGAGCTTGGAATACTCCTTTGCGTCAATAGTGGTAGGGTGGACAAACAGGATCGAGCCGGGGTCCTGATCGATTACATATCCGATGCAGTTATTGAGAAATTCAGACTTACCGACCTGGGACGCGGCCACCATGACGATGTGCCGTATCTTTGGGTCGGTCCATGCATTCATCGGCTCGCGGAGATAGGGGGTGCGTTCGGTGCGCCACGGTCCGGGCTCTGCGGCGCTCTCGGCCGACAGGCGGCGATTCTGCTCCGCCCATTCGGTCACGGTCAGGTCGTCCGGCGGCTTCATGCCGGCCAAGACTTTCCCGATGACGGCATTCAGCCTCTTTACCCGCTCGCGGGCCTCTTTCTCCTCTATGAGCCGGCGCGTTTCCTTATCCGTCATCGGCATCACGCCCACTGTCAGCTTCCCAGGCCCTCCGATCCCGGACGCGCTCCTCGTATTTCTTTGGGTCATAGCGGTAATTGGAGAGCTCCCGCATGGCCTTGTTGACCTCGCGTCGGATAATCTCGGCGGCCTCCGCTGGGGAGTTCGCCGAGGCCACGTCCACGGCCAGACGGCCGGGCAGGGCCATCATCGCCCCGCGAATGGCATAGATCAAGTCGGTAGTCATCGCGGCCACGTCCTCGCTCCGGTGCATTTTGCCTTTCAGCTCCTCAGCCTCCAGCTTGGCAATGGTGGCCTTGGACGCCTTCATCGTCGTCTCCGCCACGCGGCGGGTCTTCTCCAGCTTCTTATCCTCTTCGTCCATCGGGCCGTCAGACAGGAACTTAACATACCGCTGGACGGAATCGGCAAGGAGGAAGCGCCCCTTGCTGACCTTTTGCAGCTGACCGTCCTCCGCCATCTGGCGAATGCGCCGTCCTGTGATGCCCAGGACGCAGGCCAGCTCTGTCGTGCTTACCTCTGTTTCCCCGGTAATGACATCAATAGCTTCAGACATGGCGCTCCTCCTTCCTTGCGCAGTCCAGCCGGCTTGACTGTCTGCGTAAATTGTGATATGGTATTGATGTTCATTACCGTACCCAGAGGAACGCAAAGCCCGACTGTTGCAGCAGTCGGGTCTTTTTTATGTCCGAATGCGGGACTCACCAGAATTGCACTGGAGCACACAGGCCGGTACCAGCAGCTCTGTGCGAGACCCTTATCCCGCGTGTGGTCTTATATAAATAGGAGGTCTTTATCTGGACTTCCTCCACATTTCCGCAGAGAAAGACGGATAAAGCGATGGGGGATTGCGGCAGGTACCGCCACAGGTGCCGCGCTTGGCACCAAAAGCAACGCCAAAGCGGAACGGAAATGCCAAAATTTTGCCTTGGTAACTACGCTTTTTTCGGGGTCGGCGAGCCCGCGGCGTGTGGGGCGGGGGTCGTCACAGTACCTTTTGCCGTCGTCGCCTGTTGCAACGCATTTCCCCGCCCTCAGCGCGACGATGCCGAGAGGGGGAGGGCGCAACACAGCCAGACGCAGATACGCCGCTCTCGTGCGATGTATGCGCCTGGCTGTGGTATTGTGTTATAACTTCGTCAGCAATTCCGCATGGCTATACCCCTTAACGCCCTTGGTCATCATGCCGAGGAAGTCATCACGCGAGAAATCAGAGAGCCGGAATACTTCTTCGGGTTTCATTCCGAGCTGTTTGCCGATCTCCTGAACGGACTTGCCCTCGTCCAGCAGCCGCTTTACGATGGCTTTCATCGGCTCAAGCAGATGTGTACCACGAGCGCGGTTATGTGTGACGGTGCCGTAAATATCCTCGGTCGCGTCATCATGCCGTACGATCACCACCGGCACCTTGCCTTTGAGCATGGTGTGCAGCGGCTCCTCTCCGGCCACGGTCCAGCGGTGAAAGCCGTCGATGATGGTGTAGTCGGGACGCACAACGATGGGAAGCGTCCAGCCATTGGTCATGATCGATTGCACCAGCAGTTTCAGATTTTCGCGGTTGACCTTGTTGGGGTTGTAGTCATTGGGCTTGAGCTGCTCCCGGTCTACCCATTGCAGGGAGGATAACGGGGCGAACAGATCCGCGTCAGCCATTTGCCTCACCTCCCTTCCGGAAGCGCTTGGCGTAATCAGCGTAGGCGCAGGATATGTCCTGATAGATGGCGCGCAGGGTGCGGAGCTTGGGA